TAAACATACGGTTAATTGTATGAGTAATAGGGTGTGGGTTATAGAGACACAGTCTCACTATCTCAAAGAATAGTAATTTGTCCTAAATAATTCCACAAATGTCTAGTAGGTTTGGGGTTAGGTACTACTTCAGGACTTATTGTTGTGCCTACCTATTGCAACTTCTATTAACTACTCCGTAAGTTGCCTACGGAAAGTATCTAATTTAGATATTACCAATAGATATCACGTCTGTAACGTACCGTCAGGAGAACAGAGGTGATATTAAGGTAATAGATATGTTTGTATGTATAAGGTGTTACGGGCTAGCAATCCCGCTCTGCTGACCACACGTCAACACTACATCATCATCCCCAGCCATAGGCGTAGACAACGAAGTTAATTGTAATTGCTTACAACATAACACAATTATAGTTTGCATCCAAGGAATATTAAGGACAATGCCCCCTCAGTAACCTACAAACTATGAATTTGTAAAATTTAATTTACAAAGACGGGGTACATCCCCATAATTATGAAGGGGTGGGAGTTGATTATAATTATAACACGCTTACATTTTCTCAGAAAAAATTTAAAAAATCCCAAAAAAAATTCCAAAAAAAATTTTACCACTTTATGATCTACTATTAACTTTAGTTATGTAAGTGTCCACCATGAATTTTAATTAACCGGTAAAACATCTTAGAAAATTACACTATAAAACCAGGAAATAATAATCCCCAGGTAAAGTATGCTCGTCATTTACCCCCTTTTATTCATTGAGTATGTGATCAAAGTAGAAATCAAAACTAAATGATTATCTTTGTGGGTGGTATAAACTACTAACTTACCCCACCTACTAAATACAAAACTTAAACACTAAACACTATGGAACACATTTATTATGCAGACTACTGCTATGGACAACCTGTTTATCTACGGACAGATCCTGAACAACTACCTAGAATAGTAACTAGACATGTAATCTCCAATACGGAAGTACAGTATGAGGTCACATGTGGCACACAAGTACTACTTGTCCAGGGTATAGAACTATCGGAAGACAAGAATTTAGTATTGCATTTGTAATTTTTTTTAGAAAAAGCTTGTGAGAACAGTTTAAATTTAGTATCTTTGTAATGTAGCACTAATCTACGCACTTATAACACCTAACAAAAGGCGGACGTTATTTGGATCAGGTAAATACCCTTTTAAGGGTGCAGAACAAAAGAAACTTGTTAAGAAGGTTTAGGTACAAGTCTCTCTGGTGATGACAATGTCAGCAGTTCTTTATAGGTAGATTTCCAACAAACTTAGGGAGAGAAGGTTTGTTATACTATCTTTTAGTACACAGGCTACAAAACAATACTACTTCTTACTCTAATAGCCTGTACACAACTCTATTATAGGTGTAGAAAATTCCCCCAAACTAATATTCTCTATTATAATCTACATTACTTAATGCATTTTTTTGTCAAATTATTTTTTATAATGGAAAAGATTACGTATATTTGTAATAATTATTAACTAAACATACAAGATATGGGATTTTTTACAGGATTGTTTCTAGGTGCACTATTAGGTGTGATTGGAGTTAAGTTGTTTCCAGCTGTTATCAAGTTGGTATACAAGAAATAATAATACATTGACTAGGTATCAGCTAAATAATGCTAATATCTAGTCTTTTTTTGTTTATTTTATGGAAATAATAATAACAATTACTTGTTAAAACGAAATCAATTATGTATCTTTGTATTAAGTAAACAAATAATGAACTAAAACATAATGAAAAAGGAATTTAAAATTAACAAAAGTGAAAGGGAAGTCTTCCGCATGTATGTGGAATTGATTAGACCGTTCCTGAAGGGCTTACGTCCAAGGGAAGCTGATGTTTTTGCTGAGGTTCTTTATCGTTATTATAAGAAACGTGATGTAGCTAATCAACGAGATAGAGTAGCATTAGTTTTAAATAGTGACAGTAGAGAGCAAATTGCTGACCAATTAGATATGAGTCAAGCAATATTAAGAAACGCAATCAGCTCGTTAAGAAAGAAAGGTATTCTAAAAGAAGGGAACATGATTCCTGAAGTATACCAATTAGATCTTAATAAAGGTAAACTAGACTTATCTTTTATATTTACAGTAGTTTAACTACTTAACTTTAACCGATGAGCAGACATGACAGCACAAGAAGAATATGACTTAATTGAATTGGGCTTCACTGAAGAGGAGATCAAGGAAATCAAAGAGGCAGAAAAATCAGCTAAGAAAGACATCAAGGCTGGAAAATAATTAAAAGATGCAAAAGAGAGTAGAAAATATCATTAAGAAAGTAGCTAAGGAGTCCAACATTCCAGAGTATGTAGCTAAGGCTATAGTGGAATCCCAGTTCCAATGCGCTAGGGAAGCGATGAAGAAAGGAGAATCTGGAAATCCGGCTACTTTTCTTAATGTGAGACTACGCCACATAGGCTTACTGGTAGCTAAACCAGGTAAAATCAATAAATTACACGCAGTGAGGGCTGCTAAACAAAAAAAGTAAACATGACTGAGATTAAAACAGGATACCCAACAGTATTCGGAGGAGACGTAGTAATTGCTAACCCAGCAACAAAAGAGAAAGGTGCTAAAATAGATGAGGAAGCATCTAAGTTACCTAACAAAGAGAAAGAGGCATTTCTAGCTACAGTATTGGCTAAAATGTGGGGAGAGATTGAAATCATTGCAGTTGCAGCTGATTGTGCACGTTTTGTTGCAGGTGATATCGCTTTAGGTACACCTGAATCAATGAAGGGAGCAACAGTTACACCAGATGGTCAATATCTTATTGTAAACGAAAGAACATTTAAAGGTAAATGGTAGGAGATTTTGTAACCATCTTAAAAGGAGAGGAGGTTCGTGCCAAATTATTAGAAGGTAGTACGGAGGCAGCTGATGCTGTCTCTACTACTTTTGGACCTTATGGTAAAAACGTGGCAATCACTATGAAGTACAATGTACCTGTAGTGACAAAGGATGGTGCAACAGTAGCAGGGTATATTAAGTTAAGAGACCAGGCTAAGAATGTAGCAGCACAATTAATTAACCAAGCAGCAAATGAGACTGCTAAGATTGCAGGTGACGGTACTACTAGTACTACAGTATTAACTAAAGGTCTTGTTGAGAGAGCTTTTAAATTAATTTCTACTGGTGTTCAGCCTATGCAACTAAAAAGAGATCTACTAGCTGTACAACCTATAGTGTTAAGTGAGTTAGCTAAGATGAGTTCTCCAGTAGGACCAACCAGTATTAAATCAATTGCTCTTGTAGCCTGTAATGGTGATGACGCAATGGCTGAATTAGTTACTGAAGCTTTTTCTGTAGTAGGAGAAGGAGGTCACGTTACTGTAGCAGACTCACGTAGCTATGAAACTACACTAGATGCAACAGACGGTATTAAATTAGATCGTTCACATATCTTGCCTTCATTAGCAGGTGGTAGAACAAACATAAGACATAAAGACTGTAAGATTGCAGTACTAGATATGGATATTACAACTGCAGAAGATGCATTGACTATCTTAGGTGTCCAGGAAGAACTTGGTAATCCTTTATTAGTTATTTGTAATGACCTAACGGGTGCAGCAGCAGAAGTTATAGCATTTAATAAAGAGAAGCATAAAATTGCCCTTGAGGTGATACGTGCTCCTTTCATTGCGGAAGCAAGAAAAGAGGCGTGCATTGATCTGGCATGCGTTGCTGGCGCAACGCTTTTGAGTAAGCAAGCAGGTTGGGAAGTATCTGACTTTCAAGCTACACACTGTGGTAGTTCTGAAAGCGTTGAGATGACTTTAAAGGAAACGAACATTATTGGAAGACTCGGTAATGAGGAAGAGATCGCAAAGAGAGTATCGTTTTACGAAGATAAGATAGCAGAGGACAAAGAAGGACTAGGAGATAACTATAAGAAAAGGTTAGCTTTCTTTACTTCAGGTGCAGCTGTTATTTATGTAGGAGGATCAAATGAAACAGAAGTTGGAGAAAAGAAGACTAGAATTGATGATACAATCCGTGCAGTACGTAGTGCTATGGAAGAAGGATTCGTTACCGGTGGTGGATTGACTTATGGTCGCCTGGCAATCGGAGACCTAGCGAAGAAGTCTACGGAAGGAGCAGCAATACTATCAGAAGCTTTAGCTGACATTGTAAATGTTATTCTAAGTAACTCTGGTATTGTTACACCGGCTCAGCATAAAGAAAGTGTAGAGACGTTAAACATTATAGATCCAACGTTAGTAATTAAATCAACAATCACGAATGCAATTGGCGCAGCCACTATGATATTCACAACAGATTGTATAGTAATTAGAGAGGAAGATTAATATGGAAAAAAAGGAAGAGTTCATAACTGAGCTAGAGAATTTCTTAACTGTAGTAAAAGACAATGGTATTTCTGCCATTGCCTTTTGCTCAGATGAGGAAGAGAGGATGAGGTTGTTAGGATTTATGCAAAGCATAACGAGACAAGAGATTAAATTAAAACAATTATTCAAAGCTTATGACGATGAGATGAATCTAGAGATTATAGCAGATGGGGATGAATTAGACCTAGAAACTATTGCAAAAGGTGATTCTATGTTACAAGCTGTAAAAATAGACGGAAATGGTTAGTATGGTTAAAACCTGGCTTATCAATGAAAATTACTGGACTCTTCACCCTATGGTGCAAGAGTTTAGTGCGTTTAAGAAGTTACATAGTAAAGATAAATCTAAAGGCAAAAAAGAATCCTCTAAGTTAATGTGGGGAATAGCAATGCTTATAGATCCACATGAAGATAACAAGCTACGTACTCAACCACATGAGACACGTATCAAAATTATTAATGAGGATTGGTTTGATCCTAAATTTAATTGGAATCATCCAGAGATAGTAGAGCTTATAGAGACCTATAAAGATTTTTGTTTGACTGTGTCAGAGAAAGAGTTAGTTAGGTATGAGAAGAAGTTAGCTCAAAGAGGTGACTTTATTGATAGAACTAATTACTCGCTAGACGCTTATGATGAAGACTCAGGTAAAGTAATTAAAGGAACAGCAGCACAACTAGATAAAATGATGGTAGACTCAGGCAAGATATTTGATGAGTTAGAGAAAATCAAAGAGAAGATCGGTAAAGAGGATATAGACGGACAACTGAAAGGTGGAGCTATAGAATCAGCTGCTGATAAAGGAGAAATATAATGGGAGATATAGTAGATCACTTTATAAAGATTAAGAACCGTAATAATTTCTTAATTTCAGAAGTGCCTAAGTTGCATCCGCAGTCATTAGGTTACTTAAAATATTGGAAGAGACACAAGAAACGTATCATTGAAGGTTTCTGGTCACAAGATAATGCAAACATATCAGTTAACGTAGATGAAGATCTAAGTAAAGATGTATTAAATAGTAAAGGAGCCTGGCGATTTATGCCAGGTAACCTTTATTTTTATGTTAACTTTGGTATTATATTGCATAGACCAGAAGACGCACCAAAGTCAGCACCTAAAAGTAAGATACGTCCTTTGCTCAGAGATATAGACTGGGAGCTATTCTATAATCTCTTAGAGGCTAGAGGGTTTTCAGGGTTTGCGGATGATGAACAATACTCTTCTAACAAAGAGTTAATTAAAAAAGATTTTAAGGGTAAACATGATAAAACATGCTTTAACTCTAAAGGAGAACTAAAAGAATACATAGATCCTAGGGAGTATTTGCGTAAGCTACATACTAAACCACTAGGGATGCCATTGTATGAGAATATGGCACAAGATTTTTTCTGGTTTGCCTGTCGTGGTATTGGAAAGTCTTTTAGTATCGGTGTAGGAACTATTCTACATGAGCTAATAACAGACGGAGCTAAAGCCTATACAGAACAGTCAAGAAAGAATCCATCTAAAGTAGAGTTGTTCGTAGGAGCAGCATTATCTTCTAAGTCATCAGACTTATTAGCTAAAACAAAACAAGGAATGGAAAATCTTCCTGGAGATTGGGAAGAAGGAGAGTTCTACACACCATCACCATTAGCTAAGACTATGGGCGGTGGACTAGGACCAAATAATATGAAGAAACCATGGGCTAACCTTTATGAAAAGAAAGTTGGTGGTACATGGAAGTCATACGGATCAGGTTCTAATATCAAACACGGTATTTATACTTCTGAGAATCCAGAGGCAGCAGCCGGTGGTCGTTATGCATTAGCAGTAGTAGAGGAGTGGGGTCTTTTAGGGAACTCATTAACTGTACACGGTTCTAATACAGCCACAATGATGGATTACCCTTGGAAATTTGGTACAGGTGTGTGGATAGGAACCGGTGGTAACGTTGAGAAGATACAAGAAGGTGAGATTATGTTTAGAAACCCTAAAGGTTTTGAGGCACTATCTTTTCCAGACTTATGGGAGTCATCCGGAGATATTGGTTGGTTTGTACCGGCTTACTACGGGATGAATGACTTTAAAGACAAGAACGGTAATACTGATGTTGCTGCAGCAATGGAATTTATTGAGGATAGACGTGCAGAGAAGCGTAGATCAAAAGATTCATCTGCATTATCATTAGAAATGATGAATTACCCTATTGTACCATCTGAAATGTTTTTGAATGCTAAAGGAGCTATGTTCCCACAAGCAGAATTAAAAGTTCAGTTAGCCAATGTTACATCTAGACCACAAGAGTTTGAGAATGCTCACTACCATGGTGACCTAGTATGGGACGATAAAGGAAAATTAAAATGGCAAAGGACCTCAGCACAAAAGCTAGAGAGACAATACCCAATTGATAACAATAAAGATCGCCCTGGTGTAATAGAGATTATAGAGATGCCTAAGAAAGATAACAATGGTAATGTAATTACTAATCGTTATATTCAAGGGACGGATACATATGATGATGATGAATCTAAAACAACATCATTAGGATCTACATTTATAATGGACACCTGGACAGAAAGAATTGTAGCTGAGTATACAGGACGTAGAGGAACTAAAGATTTCTATGAGATATGTAGGAAACTTAACATCTTCTATAAGTCTATACACAACTATGAGCAGAATAAGAAAGGTTTATACACATACTACGACCAAAAGAACAGTACA